TTGGCGTCGTGTGAAGCCAAAATTGTTCCACCGTCGACCTCAAAAATTTTCTCTCCGTAAGTCTTTTTGATGCTGTGCCAATCACCGCTGTCGGATTCTTTGATCTCGACGGCGGCGTCCCCGTATTTGACTTTTACTCCAGAATAGAGGCGATCGGTTTCTTCGCTGAGATTTGAAATGTCGAGCAGGTTTTTTCCCCTCATCAAAAATTCTTGAGGGTCGGCGGATTCCGATTTGGCTCTGAATATAAAGTTCTCCGAGGCGTCAAACCCCCATTCGAAATTGCCGAATTTACCAAGCGATTGTATGGCGTCAAAAACAGATATGGTACTGAAATTGGCAATGGCAATGGTGGTGAGGGAGGTTGTGTACTCGACGTTGGCGTATTTGAAATACGAATCGGTGGTGTTGATGTCGCCAACGGTGAGAACCAATTTGAATTGAAGGTAGTCGTCTACCGGGGAAAGAACATCGTCCGCCGCTCCCAATAAAAGCCAACTCGACCAGGTGGCCCCGTCTGGAGAGCTTCGGGTGTATATCTGGAGAGTGGCTCCGTCCAAATATTTCTCCATCAAGATCCGGCCCCAAGATGTGGCCCCGGCGGTGTTCATCGATCGACTTATGTATGTCGCTACAGCCGCCGTTGTGGGGCCGTAGTAATTGTCAATCCTTGCCAGACTGAGGAGCGGATCTCCTCCAAAAAACCCAACGTAGTTGCTGGTGGTGTAATTGGTGTCTGTCACGTCAATGACTAGAGTACCGGCGAAATAAACCCGAATTCTACCGGCGGAGTTTCGAGTCACTTCAAGAGTCTGCATGGTGCCCGCCGTCGCGAGGAGCGGACCGCTATAGCCAAGGGTCGGAATATATCCGTCAGACTGAACCCTCGACAAATATACATCGATCCTACCTGGGTATGAAGTCGACATCGAACCCCAGAGCACATAACCTTCTTTCATGGTGCTGGTCGCGGTAGGTGCGTTCTTCGACATAAAAGCAAAATTGAATTGCTCGGTCGCCGGTGCTCCCGCGCTTGGCATCTCGATGTCGAACTTCCAACACCCACAAACCTTGGTGGAAGGTTTGTACATATAGCCGCCGAGCTCGACTTTTCCGCTGGCGATGGTGACGTCGAGATGTGTCCAGGCGTTCAAATTGGCGAACGAATCTTCCAACGCGCACCAGCTTCGGTGCCCCGAATCAAAAAACAAATCGCCAATCGAACGGCTGGTGTCGAATTCTCCAACCGTTCCGGCGTCCCACTCAGTCTTTTCTTCGTTCATCATTGTGGAAACGACCCCGCCGGGGAAAATTACGTTGCTGACTTTCTGGTTCGCAGAAGCGATTCCCGCCGAAGTCAAAAGTGATTTGACCAACGACTCTACCGTTTTGTCTTTCTGCCAGACTTCGTAGTAGATGTAGATCTGCTGTGTGTTGACTGGGGTGGAGACGAAAGTTATTTTCGCCCCAAGAGAATATTCACCAAGTTGTTCGACGGTATAGTCGATCCCCTCTGTCTTAGGACCGGCGGGTCCTGGAGTTCCGAAGAAGACCCTGGTGATGCGCTTGATTCCGGTGGTGGTTGTGGTGAAAACTTTTGTAACGCCGTCCCCGGTTTTCAATTCGTAACCGGTGGTGTAGAGGGAACCGGCATTCGTGTTCTTGAGCGTATTCTCCAGACCTTCCACCGTAACCACCACGTTGTCGGAATGCCCGGTGTATTGGAACTTCGTCCCCACACCGACGAACATGTCCGCAAGTTCCAACGTCCCGTCCGCCAAAACCCAACCGGCTTTAACCTTGAATTTGGTCCAGAAAGGTTCCGCCTGGACATACGGCCCACGCGTAAAAATAACGGTGTCCCGCGTTCTTCTGAAAACACCGGCGTTATTCTTCCGGCTCCACTGACCGTGGGTATTCTTGAGGGTAACGGTAACGTTCGAAATTCTGAATTCATTGAGTTGGTTGGAATCCAACTGCCCGGTAATCTGGGAAACAGAAATCAACTCCGTCGCCGGAACTTTAGTCCAGTCCGTCTCCCAAGCGTACTTCTCATCCACCACATCCCAGATCCGGCGTTTGTAATATACTTCGTAAACGTGCCTAGCGTGTGGTCGGGCTTGGGCTTCTTTGTACGCCGCTGTTACACTCTTCATACACCCCTCAAGGTGAAGCTGATGTCGTAGCCGGAAGACTTGTAAAGCGAGGAGAACTTTTCCGCCCAGGGCGAAGTCCAGAGGACCTCGAAGATTTCATACGGCAGAGCACTGGATTCCGGTAACCAGAGCACAGACTCGTTGAGTTCTTTGATGGCTTTGAGGCTATCTCTCAGACTCTTGGATATGTACTTAAATCCAACGTTGGCTTCGTATTTCTGGGAAAGAGAATAGCTATTCCCGTAGGGGGAGACCACGCGGTGTAACGATCCGTCCCCGAGGACAATGTCTTTGACTTTCTCACGGTAGCGAACGTCGTAGTTGGACATGTCTTTGCCGATGTCGAGGAGGAGGTTCGCCACAATCAACTCCCCGATTTTCTTTTGATCGTGAGCCACCTGCGTCTTGAGGCAGGAGATTCGCAACATCGAAGCGGTCACCGCGGCGAACTCCACAAGCCGATCCACAGTGGCATCCACCGTCTGGGCAAGAAGCGAATGCCAGGTTCCGTCGTAATATTCTATATCCCACTGTTTCATGTTGTGGTTCAAAACCCAGATCGAAGTGAAGGTTCGGTTGACGGCGACTGAACCTTCTTTGAAAGTGATGGTGAATTCGACTTCGGTGCTATCGCTACCGGCGGTGACAGTTACCACTTGAGAGGATCGGTCTTTGTCGTATAAGCTAGAAAAACCGGCGTCCCCGACATGGGGGGAGCTATAACTGTTGTCGGAGTTGATATAATTCTTGGAATAAAATTTAGGCTCGCTCATCTCAAACCGCCAGTCCTGAGTTTTTGTCCGCCGCGTTCTGCAAAGCCACAGCCATCTTGATCCCTTCGACGGCCCCGCTCAAGACCGCTTCCCGGATCTTGCGCATAACAACTTCGGTCGAAGACATGTCAAGGCTCTGAATGTCAAGGTTGACGGTGATCCCGCCAACGTTAACGGTCGACCCACCGCCCACCGGCACAGCCGCCGGTGTCCCAACCCCACCCCCGCCCCCGATCGGCGCGGTAGGCGAGGTGGTCGCTCCGCCCGCTCCGCCCGTGGAAGTCGCCGCCGAAGACCCCGCGCCGGAAGACCCCCCGCTCGTTTCGATTAGTGTACCACCGTTGCCGAGAGGCGTCTCAACTTTGAATTCTTGGGATCCTTGGTCGGCGACCTTGGCGGCATCTCCGATGGCGCGGGACTGCTGGGCGAATTGCGCCACAATCAACGCCGTCCCAGCCGCCGCCATTCCGATTCCCGCCAGACCCTTCCCCGCTTCCGCCGCCCAAAGCCTTGCAATTGCTATACTTTTCTCCAGAGCCAGAATCACCCGCGCCCGGGTGACCTGGGCTTTGGTATGGCCGGACTGCATCGAGTTGATTATCGAGAGGGCTTGGAGTCCGGTCTCGACAGCGTCGAGTGCCTTCTCCCGGTTGATCTTGGTCTCCGCCAAAGCCAGAGCATGCGACCGTTTAAGATGTAAAGTGTCGAGTGTGGAGAGGGCTTTTTGTTTGGCGGTTTGGTCCTTGATGGTGGAGTTGATCTGCCGACGTTGGTCGGCGGTCTCGGCGTCGAGGAGCCGTTTCTTTGACTCGTAGGAATTGGCTTCGATGGAGAGGATCTGCTGTTCCATCTGGGAAGTGAGCTCGATGGCTCGCTGGAGGTCGGCTTCGTGTTCGCGGGCTCGCTTCTCGTCTTCCTTTCTTTTCTCTTCCTGGAGTTTGGCTTCGTGTTCGCGGGCTCGCTTCTCGTCTTCCTTTCTTTTCTCTTCCTGGAGTTTGGCATATTCAGTCGCTTCCTCTTTGGACTGATTTTGGGTAACGGCGATGCGCTCGTTGGAAAGGGATTTAAATGTGTTGGCTTGCTCCTGCCAGATCTGACCCGTGGCGGCAACGGTTTCTTCCTCGATGGCCTGGAGCTTGACGCTGAGGTCTTGCTTGATGCGCTCGATGTCTTTGAACCGCCCGCGAACAATCGCGTAGACCCCGGCGGCGATCGCTTCCGAGTAGGCCAATGCTTGCGCCCCGGCGTCCGCCAATTGAAGGGCGAATTGCTGGAAGACTTTGATTCCGTTGGAGGCGAAGTGTATGAGCTTTTCGATGACGGGGGTTACGCCGTTCCCCACCTGCTCCATCAAGTCCCCAAACTGGTTCTTCAGGGAAGCCGCTTTCTGGGTAAGAGAATCCTCCTTGACGGCGGCATCCCCGAACTTCTGGACCAAAGCATCCAAAGCTTGCTGTGCGCTCGCGGTCGCCGGGATCAAATCCCCGAACTCCTTACGTGCCGTCATCACCCCTCGGGAGTTTTTGTTGATGAGGTCGGTGACGAGTTGGGTGGTTTCTCCCAGAGATTTGCCTGTCGCCACCGCGAGACTCATGGAAAGCTGGCTGGCTTTTTGGGCTTGGGTCAAATCGCCGGTGATCCGCACCAACTTACCGACGGCGTTGTAAGCGTCGGTGTCGGAGAACCGGGTGGCTTTTTGAATCTCGTTCGCCCACTGCTGAACACTACCCGATGCCGTTCTCCAAGAAACCCCTGAAGATTCCAACGCAAGCTTGAGACGGTTGATCGCTTGGGTTTCTTCTTCAGCCGCCGCAACGGAGTCCTTGAAGAACTTGATGATGGCACCGGCGGTAACAACACTCCCGAGAGCCTTCGACAGCGAACCAAATTGATCGGCGGACTCTTTGGTTTTCTGTCCCAACTTCCCCATCTCCGCCCCGAGAACTTCCAACTTCCCGGTGTCGGAGTTCACCTTGACGGTGAGTTGAAGTGTTTTGTCAGCCATTGACGACCTCGATCGACGTGTTTTGGCAGATCTTCAGGAAGGTCTTTCTTTTTTCCCGTGTCGGAATGAAGGCGTCACACTGGATGGATCGCCAGACTCCGTAGAGGATGTAAGTCCGCACGTCGTCGGGCATACCCTCCCGGAGCCGGGCGGATAGGGCCACGGCGTCTGCTGGCCCCATCCGCATGATGCGCTGGTAGTCGATGTGCAACTGCTCCTCCTCAGTAGCTGACGTCGGTGTTGATGACGACGGGGAGGATTTGCGAGGTGCCGTTGTGATACGCCTGGTATTCCACCTTCGCCGCCAGGAGGTTGTCTTCCCACGCGAACGGGTAGGCTTTGTAACGGCAGTCCGTCAAGGGCAGATCGACGGTGAACTTGTGCGGGGTGTCCGCAATGTCGCCTTCGATCAGGGCTCTCAAAGCCACGCCCGTGTTCGCCAGGAATTTGTTGCGTTCCGTTTCACTCTGGAAGAGTGCAACGAAATCGCCCGAAACCTGCATAGGGTCGGGGGTGATGATGTCCTGGATGTCTTGGGCTTGGGCCAGGGTCTGTAGAGCTTTGGCTCCGCTGTCGATTTTCATCGACCAGTTCTTGATGTCCGTGTCGGTGGACCCGGCGCGTTTGAACTGGGCGTGCTGGAAGGACAGGTACTTCTGCGTCGGGAAGCTGGGGGATCCGATCGAACCCGAAGCCTCCGACTCAAACAAGAAGTCCACATCCACCGTGATCAACCCATCGACCGGCCCGTTGAACGTCAAGCTTTTCACCACACAACGGTTGTATTTCTTGACCGCCAGACCGTAGTCCATGAAGAACGTGTAGGAAGGGGGCTGGATGGAGGTGCCGAGGGTGAAGCTGTGCTGGTAAGCGGTGGTGACGCCCTGCTGAACCGAAGCCACCCCGCCCATCAACGAGTACAAAAGCTCCCCGATCGTCTGCGCGTCCAAGATCATCTTGAACTTGCCAGTCCCGATCTTCCGCCCTGCCACCGGCGCGAATTCCGCCCGAATGCCCCGAAGCGCGGCATCCTGGAGCAGAACCGGCCCGTACGCCACTTCCGGCTCCAACACCGGATACCACTTCGTCGGGGACGCTTCTGCCGTGCCCCGCACCGCCTCCTTCTTTAAGCCGAACCTAAACGACTGCAGTGAGTGCAACGACATGTGTCAGCCTCCTCGATTGTGCTCTTTGTATACAGGGCGAAAATTCGGATGCCCCTTAACCAAATTGATCAATTGCGGGTCAAAGACTCGGTCTCCACTTTCCCACTCTCCCGCCCCGCGCAACGTACACCTTCGGATACAAATCCAGTACTGCTCCTCCCCCACCGGTTTGACGTCTGTTGTTTTAACGACCGGGTCTGCTTGACGGAGCATTCGGTCGGATCCTTTGAATGTCATGGTGTGGTCCTCTCTCCGGCGTACTCCACATTGATCGACATCACGAACCAACCGTACGGCGTCAGATCGCCCTCGTCGGTTGTGACCTCCGTCACCTCCAACCATTTTACTTTCTTATCGCCTCCGAGGAGAGGTTCTGTTTCCAGAGCGCGGGCCACGTCCTGGATGAGGCGGTCGAGGTCGAGCTGTGTACCAGTACCGTCGCCCCCAACAGTGCCCTTCGTGTTCATCACATACCCCACAACAACCACTTGGAGTGTGGCTTCGAAATGGATCTGGTTTAGGTTCTTGCGCTTCTCCTGGGTAGAAGCGATGAAGAGCGCGGGGAATTCGTGCTCGCCCATGTTCTTCGGGTTTCGACGTCCGCGTTCGACCGTCTTGACGGTGTTGTTGTAACCGGCGGACTCAACGATGCGGGTGAAAAGTTCGGTCCGGAGATATTCCAAAATTTTCTCACGACTGCTTTTGACGGGCGGCATTAGATCTCCCTCCCAACATTTTCCAGCGCTACGCCGATTGATTCCTCAAAGGCGGGGAGAGCGTCTTGGATGGCGGGAGCCAAGAACGCTCTCTGCTGAAGGTCGACTTGGCGGGAGTGTGCGGAGACTTCCTGCTGAAAAGGAGTCACGCTCCTGCCGAAAACTTGTTTGACGGTTCGTGTGTGCTGTTTCACAGAAACGCTTCCTTTGAACCCGTACTCGTGCACGCGCCCGTATGAGACGTTTGTGCCGATGTCGACGTAGATTTCTTTGTCGCCGGGGCGAACATCGGTCGCAATCGAAGAACGAAGCCGGTTGGAGACAGCGCCGAGTTTGTCGGGGCGTGGACCGGAAAGGTAATCTTTCTGCGAACGGTTGAGGGCGTCGAACGCGAAGGCCTTAGCCGCTTGAACCAAAGCTTGCTGGAGTTGGTCCGCCGCTCTCGCAAAAATTCCTCCCGCTCGAACAAGTTGGTCCGCACCTTCAAGCCTCAGCTCAATCGGCATATGCGAAATTCGGAGCCGCCGACACCATCTTGTAAGGAGCCAACAACCGCTCCACATCTTTCGGCAGATCCCCGCCCGAGAAGGTCGTGTTGACGTCCCCGACAGATTCGGACTTGACGTCAAGCTTTCTCTGGGAATAACCGGAGCGGTAGTGCAAATCCAACAGCCGCTTCGTCGCCATGCGGAGGTCGTGCGGCATGGTGGAGAGGGAGTACCCGGCGGAGTATTTCACTTTGATGTTCGCCTTCCCGCAGGGAAACGCCCCGAAAACATTAAAGGACTTTAAACAACCGGCTTCCTTCTCGACAATCAAATTGTCGTTGGAGATTGCCGTCTCCGTCGCAAAAACCCGAAGCGAATCCACCCGCACGTCAAGGGGGTTATCGTTGTCAACAAAAATTGGGAACCGTCTCAACATCAACATCTCGCACCCCGACCCGTCGTAGTACTCGGTCTTCTGTGAGAGAACAAGGCTCCGCCCGAGATAGGTTTGAATCCAAGAGCACACGTCGTTGATCAGAGTTTGGACGATCTGATCTTCGGTGTCCACTTGAATCTTGAGGTATTCCTTCGCCTCCGCCAACGAGACCAAAGCTACCGATGTGTCGAGGTCCATATTTTCTCCCAGAGTCTCGCCCTCGGTCGCCCGCGTGATCTGGACGACCGAGAGGAGACGTTTGGATTTTTAGTCGTTACTCGTACAGTAACGTTGCCTTCACAACCGAACCCGTCGCGGACTTGTTGAAGCAAGGCGAAGTCAGCTTGTAGGTTCTCCACGGAACTTCGATGACCGTCGTGCCGATCGCGCCTGGAAGCGAAATGGTCCCGGCAAGAGTGGCGGCGGTGGAGGAAGTGCAGGTGTCATAGATGCTGACATCCTGCGCCGTGGCCCCCGCGTTCGCCAACACGATCAACCTCAACGACGCCCCGCCCGAGATGTTCGGGTAGGAACCGGCGGAGAACTCCGCCGCCGAACCGGTCGGGACATAGGTGGTCAAGGTGACGGTGTAATCCGCCGCCTTCGCCACGCCCGCCATCACAGCCAAAACAAACAGACCCTGCAGAAGACGTTTCATTTACCTCTCCTTTTGGTCGGCTTCTTCGACGGGGTGGAGGCTTTTTTCGGAGCCTCTTCGACGGGGGTTTCTTCTTCCGCATCTCTGGAAGAGAGTATGATAACGAGACCCTCGCCCGCTAGACGTTCGGCCCGCCAGTCCTCGACGTCGACCTCTTCGTCCTTCTTCAGCGATCGATTCCCCATCGTGAAGTCCGTTAGGGCTTTCACCTTCGTCGTTTTCACAGACTCACCTCATCTTTGGCCGAACCCCGGTCCCGCAATCTTGTCCCCTCAAGGTAGGACTGAAGAGAGGGGACCGGGGCATCCGGCCGAATTTTCCTTAGGCGCTGGGCAGGGCCAACTTCCCGAACGCTTCCGGATTCGCCACGCTGATGTCCTGGCGGCGTCGGAACTTGAACCAGACTTCGTCCAGCGTGAAGGCGGATTTCCCGTCGGATTTGCTGGCGGAGTCCGAAGCCTTCACCGTGTACCCGCCCCGAGGCGAGATCCACAACCCGTCCCACGCGCCGAACAGAATGGCGGTGTTGGTGCCGTTGGCACGCTGGGTGCCGAGGGTGTCGGGGATCTGGTCGGTTTCGTGGTAGACTTTGCCGAGGATGCGACCGGGGTTCCCGGCGTCCGGCATCGTCCACAGCGGTCGGTTCTGGTCGTCGACCAACTTCATCAATTTCTTGAGAGCGGTCGTCGACAGAACGAACTGTGCACGGTTCCGGTAGGGAGCCTTCGGCGCCATCAACAAGTTCACCAAGTCCGCATAGGCCAAGTCCGCGCCCGCCAACGAGACGCTGTTCACGCCGCTGGCGAAGAACACGCCCTTGAAGGGATCGCCCGCACCGGCGGAGTCGCCGACGAACGCGATCTTGTCTTCTTCGCGGCCCATTTCGGCGGCGATGACCTGGGCGATGAATTGGTCATAGGACACATTGTTGTCTTCCAGAATTTCTTCCGTGAAGGGAACAATGGCCATGAGTTTCTTCGCCACTTGGTTGACTTGCTCGGTGGTCCCTTTGGAGAGGGTCGGCTCCACGCCTTCGCCCACCCAGTAGACCGACGGCTTCGCCAACTCGCGGGAAATATTGCGGGTCTTGGAGCCCATGGGGAAAATCCGCGCCAGGGTGCGGGCAATGCTGGATTGCCGTTCCAGGGCGATGATCTCCGCCGCATATTCCGTCGGCACCGTGAAACCGCCGTCCGCGTTCACGTCTTCGGACTGGCCGCTGGCGGCTTTCACTTTGTGCAACAGCGCCATATCTTTCATGGCGACCGCTTGCAGGAATTTGTTGAAGGGGAGAACTTCCGCGCCTTCTTCGGCTTTGGTTTTCTCCGTGCCCCACAACATCTTCCGCGTCGGTTCGGCCGGACGGTATCCGGCTTTCGCCAACCCTTTCAGTACTTCTTCCACAAGAGCCGTTTTTTCCGCCTCTCGGGATTTAACATCCGCCGGGGTGAAGCGGGCGGTGATGGTCTCCGTGAGGGCTTGGTTGGACTTCACCAAGCCTTCCAGGAGTTCTTTGAGTTCCTTCGGATCCATTGAGAATCCTCCTATTTAAGGACGGCCTTTACGGCGTCCAAATTTTTCTTCATCTCTCGAATCGCCCCGCCAAACAAATCCATAAAGGTCGGGTCGATGAATCCCCGAGGGAGCTCGGTGAGGGGCTTGGGCGCGTAGGAGAACGACTTCGCCAGCGCATCCATGAACCCGTTCTGCAGCGCCATCGGGTTCGCCGGGACCGGCACCGCCGACACCTCCAACAATTCCCCCGACAACCTCCGCCCCCACCCCATCTCGGGGCGTTGTTTCTTGTCTTCCTCGGTGAGGTCCTCGGCTTTGTACGCGATGAACCCGACCGAAACCGTCCGCATGAAGCCCTCTTCGTAGAGACGGCGGATCTGCTCGGCGAAGGGATCGATATCCTCTGGGACAAACTCGACTTTGATCCGGAGCTTGCCGTCGCCTTTCTCCACTTCAACCGATCGTCCGATCGGCGGGCGGGAGTAGTCGTGCGCCCAGAGGAAGACGGGATTCTTTTTGTAGTGTTGGAGCTTCCAACCGTTGGCGTCGAGAATGTCGCCTTGACGATCGCGGTGCTCGGTGGAGGCGGTGAACCAAAATCCTCGGGCTTCCCCCGCCGCTTTCTCGACGTTCACATCAAGAAACTTCTGCAGTTTTTCAGACATCGAATCCTCCTCAGTCCCGCTCTTTAAGTACCGGGGTGGCGGAACACCGGCAATTGATCACTTCCTCAGCCGCCCCGCTGGGGTCTCCTGGATAAAGAAGACCGTTGGAAAACGCTTCGCCGAGGTTGACAATCTCACCGTCTATTTGGTGGCTGTCGCGGACGTCGGAGTCTCGGGCAGTGATCCACTCCAACCCCTTCACCACTCCGCTCTCTTCGTACGCCGCAATCGCTCCTCGGTTCGCTGACGACACTACCTCCGTCCGGGCGATGCGTTCGGAGCGATAGTCTTCGGCCATGTCGAAAATGTCGGCGACACGTTTGGAAATTTCGTCGATGGTGTCGCCTTCCTGAATGCCAAGTTTGAGGGCTTCGCGGAGGGCGTCTTCGGTGGTCTTGTTGACTTCCTCGGCGAACTTGAAGGCCTTTTCGTCAAGCCATTTTTGAATGCGGGGTTCGGTGATGGTGAAACGACCGAGGTTGTATTTGTCGGCTTCGGCTTCCCCCGACGCTTGCAACACCGATTCCATCAACGCCCTCCCCACCAACCGGAACAATTTACGCGCCTCTTTCCCGTCAAAGAGAATCGCATCCAACGCCACGTTGAACGTCTTCAATCCGTCCAGCCGTGCCTGTCGGGCAGGACCCTCCCAAGCGTCCTGCATGTTGGAGAGAACCGCGTCCCTCTGCTCTCGGAACAAACGCCCCAGCTTCACTCTCCATTTCTTTTCCCAGTCCTCTGTGAACCCCTTAAAGTTCAGCCAGAGGCTCTCTCTTCTGAGAAGAGAAGAGGCTTGCTTAAGGGCTTCGTTTTGTTTGTGGAGGGCGTCGAGAGAGGCTTGAAGCTTGGCGGATTTTTCGGCTTCGTCCTCTTCGGGTTCCGGCGCGGGTTTGGCGGGAGGAGCGTCTTCTTCCTCTTCATCTTCCCCCTCGGGCGCGGGTGCCCCAGGCGCGGGCGCGGGGGTGCGGGGCTCGTCGATTGGGGAGAGACTGGTGGGGGCGTTCCAAGTGTCGCCCCAAGCTACCGGCGGAAGCTTGCGCTTGGCCCGGGCTTCGTTGATGAGAAGGATGCCGGATCGGGTGAGGATCTCGTCTTTCTCCGCCATGATCTTCTCGTCGGGCTGGAGCTCCTTGATCCCATCCAGTTTGAAAGCCGCTTCAACTCCCGGATCAAAAGGTTTCACCAGCTTCTCGTTGACAACGGAAAGAATCTTGCTCAGCCACGGCATCATCGTGTCGTTCCAGAAGATCTCTCTCTGCTCACGGGCGTTGGAATAATTGGCTTCGTCAAACACCCCCACCATGATGGGAGGTAAGCGATAGACTGCCAAGATGTCCTCGCGGGTCATACGCTTGAGCTCGGGAAATTGCATGTCTTTATGTGTGGCGGCCAGAGACTGCCACTTCAAGCCCCCCTCAAGAATTCCAATGCGGTGGGCTTTGCGGGAACCCTGATGCAGGGACTTCCAAGTTTGCTCGATGCGCTTGCGGACACCATCCTGGAGAACAGTGTCCGAGGTCAGCAGACCGCCGGGTTCGGCGGAGTTCTCAAAGAAAGCTTTGTTGTATCGATCCGCCGAGAGCATAGAATCGGCGGCATCTCTCGCCGCCGCGATTGGCGGCATCCCGTAGTAGTCGTCGAGGGGGTTCCAGGTTTTGAAGTGCAGGATTTCTTCCGGTTCGAAATTGACCGGCTCAACCCCGGGCGCGGGTTCGTAAGTGTATCCGGCGATGTATTTTTGTTTGCTCGGGCGGACCTTGACTCGCGCGGGGTTGAGCGGGTAAATCTCGGTGGGCTTGCCGTCGACAAGCGCGTCCAACAACCAGTACGCATTGCCGGTCAAACCCATGTAGCCGAAAGTGGATTCGAGAAGATCGTAGCCGCTGATAAAATTGTTGACGGATTTGAGCAAAGTCTCAAGCGGGTGATTCTTCACCTCTTCAAGCTCGTTGCCTTTCCGACGGTAGATCCCAATCGGGACTCCCGCCCCCTTCGAAGAGATCGTCCCCACGCACGCGTACACCCAGGCCTGGTCCGCGTACCGCCCGAGATACTCCCGCATGTTCGCCACCTCGGGGCGTGACGCTCCGTTCAACACCCCATTCACCATCGTCGCCAGAACCCCCGGCCCGTAAGCTTTGTTGCGGGTGAATCCCAAACGTCCCAGCAAATTATCGAGGATCGGCATTTTTCACTCCGTTATTTTTCTTCGAAATTTCCTGATAGTGGTCTTCGCAAAGGTGATTGTGCCCCCACCTCCGCAAGCTGTACCTCGACAAACACACTTCGCAGAACACAACCCCCGCTCTCTGGTAAGCTTCGCGAATCAACCCCACCGTCGGGTCGGGGTGCAACGCCGCGCTCAGCTTCAAGAACCAAAACCCGAGCCGGACCCTGAGTCGGTTGATCATGACAGGAGTTTGTGGAGGTGGTCACGGTAGACCGAACTGTGCTTCACCGTGCCGTCCGTCCACACCGCCTTGAGTTGGATCTCGAAGAAACCGAACGAGCCGCTCGACGGGATGTCCGTCGAAAGGAGCGTCACCCGAATCACCCCAGCGGTCGCCAACCCCTGGACCGCCGCGCCCACAGCGTTGGCGGTCCCATTGTTGATGCGGAGCTTGGCGGTGACTGTGGCACCGGTCAAGTCCCGAGGGGTGGAGCCGTCCTCCTCGACACAGGTGAAGTCGAGATAGAATTTGTTGTCGGCTTGGACAATGGCTGGAACGGGGTTGTTCATAGGGAGACCTCTCGACTGTGTTTGGAAGCTAGCTCGACAGTGTTATCTTTCTTCGAAGGCAGACCGAGCGTAACCGATTTTCTGGAAAGAAGAAAGACGGTCGCCGAAATGGAAATGGTCGGGCCGTTACCGGACAAGACCGGCGGGAAGAAGCTCCCCGGAAAGTACGCTTGTGGGAAGAAGCTCTTGGGGAACATCAGTCCAGATCCAGTGTCACGGCGGTGCGATTGCCGTTGGCGTCGGTGGTGGCGGAGATGCGGTCCTTGGTGTCGGCCTGATCGCGGTACTTCGGCGAACTTGCACCGACGGCGTGTCCGGAGGACTTCCCGAGCAGGGCCGCCACAAACCCTCTCGCGATTTGCGCCATGGATTTGTTGCCCTCCACCACTTCGTTCAGCAACAAAGGCAACGGGTATATCTCGATGTAGTCGTCGTCTGCAGGAGTCCCGGGGAGCCAAGTGCCGTCGATGGTGAGACGGTTGTTGGCGACGCTGTAGGCCTTGATGCGGTAGATCCCCTTCGGATTCAAACTCGCATCCCGCACCACCAGGCATCCCCCGACATAGGCGTCGTCGTTGGCGGCTATGTTGTTGGGGAGGTCTATCGTGTTGGAAGTGAAAGGCGGGCTTTTCCCCACATCGGTTCGCGCCAAAGTCACCACGGCCTTCATGCTGATCAGGGCGGCGGGGGTTAATTCCTCGACTGTGACAGGGTTGTTTACCGTCTCTACCAGAGTCACACTCTGAACAGAGCCGAATTCATCCACACCGATTTTGTTCCCGTCCACCACCGGTTGAAGCGGCCCTTGTCCCGCCGCATACCCACCGACGGTAACCTGTTCCCCGGCCAAAGTCGCCTGGACGTCCGCTCCAACAAAAGTCAGTTGGTCGGTCTTGGCTTTGATGGCGTCGACCTTGGCAATGTCGGCGGCGGCAAGATTCGCCGTCACTTCACCGGCGGAATTCGTCAAGAGTTTGTTCCATTCGTTCAGAGTGCCGGTCCCACTGTCGGAGACCTGTGTGGTATTGGCGATAAATCGGTTGTCGGTAACCACAGCGTCCGCCACACCCACTCCGACGGTAACGCCGACACCATTGCTTCGAATGATGTTGTGGCGCACGACGGTTTTGGAAGCGTCCGTGCCGACCATGTTCACGCCCGACCCCACCGCCTCGCGGATGACGTTGTTCAAAATGTGAGTGAAGTGTCCGGAACCCGCCCCCGAGTCCACGCGGATGTTGTCCCGACCGGCACCTGTGATGACGCAGTCCTCGATGCGGGTGTGGTTGGAGACGCTGATTTGCACACCGTCTTGTGTCGGCGAAGCGATCCAGAGTTTTCGCAAATGCGCAAAATCCGCAGAGGACACTTTAACCCCGCCGGAGTTCCCCGTCCCGTTGCCAACCAAATCGAACCCGCTTATCTCGACGCCCACCGCCTGGATGTCGAAGACATAACCGGCCCCCGTCAAGTCCACCTGCACGCCGCGTCCCGGTCCACGAATAAATGTGTAGGCTTTGGTGACGGTGATGGTGGCGGTTTCGGAGATGACCGTCGGGGTGGCGCTCGGATTGCCGAGGCAGATGACGGTGTCGTGGTTCCCGGAGACGCATTGGGTGAGGGCTTTGGAGATGGTCTTGTAGGGGAGGGCACGCGATCCGTCGCCGGTGGTGTCGTTACCGGCGAAGCCGTCTACATAATAAACATTCCCGCTATGGGTGTGGGACCCACGTTGGCTCTCGATGATGTCGGCGAGATAGCGGGCGGTGTAGGCACGTTCGGTTGTGAGAGAGGTGCCGAGATAGTCCTTCATCAATCTCTGGAGAGCGGTGGTCGAACCGCCCAACGATTCCACTTCTCCCGGCACATTGTTGTCCAATTGGATTTCCAAAGGCACAGGGGCCATATTCGTGGCTCCCTGGAGATGAACTCCCGCCACATCCGCGCCCGTCGCCAAGACTGCGTCCGGCAAGTCCAAACGATACCAGCCTTTCATGTTCGTGGCGTCGATTTCGATGAAACCACCGGAAGAGTAAGCCGCCGTCACACTCGCAAGAGTCGCAAGAGTGATGGCGGTGCGGGAGCCGCCCGGTCTCCAGTAGGAAGCCACCAACCCCGCCGAATTGTAGGCCAGACCCGTCAACCCGCGTCCGTCGGTCTGGGAAGAATCGGGAATGAAGACGGCGATGGTTTTGGAAGTGGTGCCCTTCTTGACTGAAAGTTTCATGCGCGCATTCCTCCGGCCATTCCTGGGTGAAGAAGTAAACCGCCTGGAGCGGGAACATCAATCGCATCCACCAACAGCACAAACGGCAACGCACGTTCGTTGGTTTGGGTCCATGCGCCCGAGTCCGTCCGGGAGGTGTAGACCCAATTGGTGTCCCAACCGTTGACCTTCAAAGCTTGAGAGGGGTATGCGAAATATTTTACATCTCTGGATGTGGCTCCGGGCGCAAAAGCTAAACGATACACCGTATCCGCCTCGATCGTAACCGGGGAAGAAAACAATGCCCTTGTGTAGCCAGCCGCGCCGGATATGTTGACGGTGCCGACATCAAAACTCATCGACGCCAAAACGTCATTGGCCGCGCTGTAAAGACGCATGGTATCGGCGGACGTTGGTCCGTTCAACGACGGAAACATCGCCGCCACCCCAATGGCGCGGAGCTTCACGGGAGAGGTGAAATAGTTGCCGACTTCGTCCGGGGTGGAAGAGCTACTGAAGGCAAGTGTGGTGAAAGCTGTGAAAGGCAACGTGCCATGAATCTCCCCAACACTTCCGTCGTTATAAACAACCCACATGCCCGGTCGCACAGATATTTTTGCGTCGAAGCTGTTGACTTTGTAAGGCAACTGGTTGTTGGGGGCTTGACTTACATACTGTACCCTTAGCGTTCCTGACGTCAAAGCAGAGATACGAATTTTTGCCGCCACTCTGTCCCCTTTGGTGGCGGTGGCGGGTGTGGCGAGGGTGATCTCGTAGGCGGTGTCGGCGGAGGGATTGGTGATGGTGCCGGGGGCGGAACTACCGTAATTCGACCCCGAAGGAATTCCTCCTGAAACTGTTTGGAGACTGGCCTCGACGGTCATCGTGCCGCCCCCGGAAGGGCCATTGTAGAATCCGATCTTCGTTATGGTTCCGGACTTCGGTACTTCGAATATCATCGACGAGTATCGGTTGGACAACGCAAAATCGATCGTAACATGGGACAAAATGGAATTGTGTATCGGCAGGTCAAAATTGGGCCACATCGTCAATGCCGAGAGACTTTTCCAGGCCATTATAAATTCCTCCCGTCAAATCTCACCACGCCACTACCCACTGCGCCCCGTCCCACCAGTACGCTTGCTTCGTCGTCGAATTGATGTACAAAGTTCCCTCGACCGGGCTCGCCGGTGCCGTGGCTCTGGGAGTAAGAACGATGTAATCGAACGTGGGCGTGGTGCTTTGGGTTTGGGCCGCGCTGGTCTGCACAGTACCGTCGGGGAACTTGAACCCGCCGTCGAGGGATTCGATGCGCCCCTGCACGGTGAGGGTGCTGTGCGCGACGCCGTCTTGGGATTTCGTGTACGTGCCGATCTGCACCCCGAACTTCCCCACCGAGAGGGTGTTGTTCCCGCCTACCTGGAAGCGGAGGAATCGCCCCGTCGGGTCGTGACCGAGGGTTCCGTCCGGCATTCGGTTGTCTATCCAGGTGACGCCGTCATGGTTGAGTTCGGTCTCGATCGACGGGGTTATACGGGTGTCGTCAGCGTCTTTACGGTGAACAGCGTTGCCGGTTATCTGTCCGACTCCTAAACCGTTTCTTCCCACAGACCACATCGCCGTCCCATTAAAAAGAAACGCGCTCCACCCCGCGCTCACACTGATCCCAGAAGCCGGGTTCGTCAGACAGCCGATATTGGGTTTCTCTCCGACGGTCGGTCCCTTCAACAACAACTGCATGCCGTAGGAGGGATGGTTCGCTAACTGCGCCCCGAGAATTCCGTCGGAGTACATGTCGATCGTCTTCGAAGAAACCACCAAAGAATTCACACCCCCCGGCTTCACATGAAGCGGCACCTTCAGCGTGCTCGACGCATCCAGCACCTCCGTCACCGTCCCCGCCCTCAACCCCAAACACCCCACCAACCCCAACCAAACCCACAACAGAATTCTGGAAAGAGAACTCATTCTCCGCTCCTCAGCCCACCGACGACATCTGCGGTTGGCGTTTGAGAGATTGCCAGCGAGTGTAACAACCATAACGAACAGCATCCATCGTGTGATCCAAAAACTTGACCGGCTCGTCGAGAACTTTCCCGTTCTTGTCTACTTTCCATTTGTATGCCGCTCGCTCTTTGTTGATGTCGACGTTGGAAGCCAAGGTGTAGAAGCGTTGACGTTTGCAGTAATCGATGCCGCGATTGACTTCCTTGTCAGCGGAGTGGATGTTGAACCCAGCGGCGGAAATCTCCTCGATACGATCGGGTTCTGCGGCGTCGGCGTAAATCTCTCGGTGTCGGTTCTCTTCTGGGATGAGATGCTTGAGATGCTCGATGAGATCGGCGTTGGTGAGACCGGTGTGATAAAGAAGTTGACGAAGATAAAAATGTTTAGCGTCCCGAAGGTGGATCTCGACAAGGGCGGTGGGGTTGTTGAATCCGAAGTCGAGGCCATAAAAGATTTCGTCGACGGCGTCGGGGATTTGCTGGACGAGAGTGAAGGGGGAGTAGATGACGTGGGTGAGTCGGCCGTACTTTCCTTCGGCGTAAATTTGAAAAGCGTTGGCGTCTTGCTCCTTGAGTCCTTTAAGAACGCCAACATATTCATCGTCGAGGAATGGATTGTCCCGGTAGGTGGAATGGATGAGTTCGACTTTACCGGCGAAGTTGGGAGCGAGAACAATTTTCTGGTTGATCCAACCTTCCTCTTCCGTCGGGTTGAGGGACATGATAAATTGGTTGGGGACTTTTTGTTGGAGGTGGTGCTGGGGCGCGGAGAGACGAGTTTGAAGAATGAGAAAATCGTTCCACTCAAACTCCGAAGCCTCCTCCATCCAAATGTCCGACCACTCCGACGATTTGATTTTCTCGGGGTCGTCGATACTGAGGAAGGACATGAAGCTCCCCGTCCAAGGGCAGGTGAGGGTGTTGGAGACTTTGTCGTGATGGAGGCGGGGATAAATTTTATATTCCTTCGCCAAGTCGAGAACCATCTTGTAAGAAGTGAGACGGAGGGCCGGGAATGTTTTTCTGCACACAAGAATTTTCCGTCGGTGAAGCCCAACCAATCTCTGGAGAAGAAGTTGAGCAATGGAATGAGATTTCGAAGAACGCGCCCCGCCGATGTTGACAAGGTAACGTTTGTCACTTTCGACGTTTCTTTTGTATACGTTCGTGACCCGGACTTGGAGCGTCCCCGCCTTCGTCGGGTCTTGAGTTGACAACGACATATTCAATCCTCACCGGAATATCTTTACCGTCGGAATCCGTGTGCCGGATTTGTTGAGCCGGTCGACCCCACACTGTGTTCTTGATCTCGATCGCCGCGTCCATCACCACTCTCTCGTCGCGGCTGTTGTCCCGAAGCCACACCAACTTCGCCAGACTTCGTTCAGCTTCCTCGTTCGCGTCGGCCAAAGCTAACCGGAGCATATCCCTCTCGAAGGTAGACCTTCGACCACGCGCTCTGCTTAACATACTGTCGGGCCACCCTCCATTTGTACTTCGTCCTCTCTCTCCACTTTCCGAGTGCCTCCTTCTCTCCAACCCACACAGGCCGCAAGCCCCCAACGTCGGGACTCCCCCCTTTATAACTCTTTTTTTTGAAAATTGCAAAAGTGCGTTTCCTTCGATAAAAGGGTAATAAGCACATAAGCTCTCCGACCATACTCCGAGGAAAAAGGTATCGAACCCACCGCGCTCTGCTCGTCGGAGAAAGTTGTGAATCTCGCACCAAAACTGGCATGTGCCCGCGCCAGATCATTCCCCTCAATATCCCCGTTTCCATCCCACACTCCGCCCCCAAACTCTCCAACTTCCAAAACCACCTCTTCGCATCCCAATGCCAATCGTCCGAACGCTTCTGTCTTTTGGTTCGACGCTTACGACGATGAATCATTTTAAAGCCTCCAAAATTGCATTTTCCGCGATTTTCACCCCCAAAACAGCCCACCCCCTGTTTTCTGGGAGAGAACCACCCCAAATCTCAACCTCCGCTCAATTTAACCCATCCTCTTCAGCCCTTGCTTCCCGCCTTTCCCATATCCGGGCCGCAACTTCTTCCCGACGAAGATATTTCCTCTCTCGGAGACTCCCTCGGAAGAATCCCTTCGCCCACTCTCGCACCACATTTTCTTTCCACCTTCTCCTCTGAATCTCCCCGAGGGCCCACTCTCTCAACGCCGGATTCCGCGCCGCTCTTCCCCGACCCTCGAGGAACTGCACAATTTTCTTCGCCAGACGCGTCCTTCGCGCCCACTCGACGTCCGCTCCCTTCTTACGTCCGGCATAGCTCCGAGTCAGCCGACGCGCTTCCGTCAACTTTCGCAAAGACAATTCCTCTCGCTGTGCCAAACTTTGTAATTTTTCTTTTTCGGCGCGAATATTTTCTTTGCTCTTAACTTCCAAATCTTCCCGATCAATCGAACTTAACTTCTTCCTGCGTCCAGCCTGGAGCAATTGCAACCGCCGCCCCAACTTCAAACCTGGATCAATTTTCAAAACACGTGTTTGTATTCGCACACAATCCTCCTTTGTTCAAGTAACCCTAGCAGTTCTACTCAAATCCGAATTCCACCTTCTCAGCCAAAAATTTATTCACCACGTTACGCGCAAAAGGGGTACACCCCCCCCCCCCCCCCCCCTCTTGGTTAGGTACTTAAAAGTAAGTACTTAATAAATTTAAATATATGGTCACATTAAGTCATTTCCAAACATAACACCACACCTAACACCACCAACCCCCACCCCCCAGGGGGGGTACCCCTTTTGCCGGTAACGTGGTGAATACCCTTGGGTTCTCCTTCTCAATGAATCAATCTGAGTAGAACCGCTAGCGTTATTTGAACGGTCCACCCCAAGCTCTCCGTCGGAAAACCGCAAATTAAGTTTGCGAAAAATACCCATCCTTAGCCCTCCCAACCCCTATTTTCGCCCCTTTCACCCCCCTCCAAGTCCTTCTTTTCGGCCACTTCCTCGGCCCTCAAAAGGTCCTCAATCGCCCCCTTAACCGCCTCCCCCACCCCCCTCCATTCCTCCACCCCCATCTCCCATTTTCGGACCTCTTTCCACTGCCCGCAACACTTCGCCGGGGTCAGCCGCGCCCCCAACCCGTCCGTCCCCCCAATCTCCACAGCCCAGAAATTTTCATGAACCGGGCACTTCAAGATAGTCAAAAACTTCCGCATTCTAAGCCTCCTGTCCAAGTTTTTTACCAAAGAAATCAACCCGTATATACATTCCCCGAATCTCCATTTGCATCCTCTCCGATCCCGGAGGAATTGGAATTCCCTCCAAGAACACCGGCTCCTTCCCCAACCCAATCAACCCCACGTTCCGAAGGAGGTCGTGGGAAAAGTTGTGCGACCCCAACAATTCCTCGTGTCTATTTCTTTTTATTTTTACCTTCATATACCTTCAACCTCCTTCTCAAATCCCGAAGCTCCTCGGTCTTATCTCTCCACTCGCTCCTCATCACCACATAGACCGGCACCAAGTCTTCTGTCGTCTGAGCCGAAACGATGTGCATCAATCGAAGGCACTTTTTCCCGACCGGCTCCGTCCAGCACTCCAACACACTCCCGTTTGACCCCACGTCCGCCCACGCCGCGTGCACTTTCATGAATTTGGTTTTCATGGATGGACTCCGTTCCGAAGTGTCGAGGGGATTTCGTCTTCGCTCTCCCAAGGGAACTTCAACCAAACCCCCGGCTCCGGGCCGAAGAGCGCCAGAGTGTGGAACTTTTCCGACGACGCTCCGCGCCGAAAAGCGGAAATCTTGGAGAAAGTCTCCCCGGTGTCGAAGCAGTCGTCCAAGATCAAACTCGCTTCGCCGACGGCTTCGGTGAGCTCGATGTGGTGTTTGCGGTCGATTTCCTTTAAGAGCTCCGCCACTGTTCTCCCTCCTCTCGGAACCCCATACACCTTCACCGGGAACACCCCGTCCGCCAAACCCTCTATCGTCTTCAACACCTCCCCCAACCTCACAAACACCTCTCTCCAACTTATTCGCCTCACCGTCTTCTTCCCCACCGCGCACCGGTGGTCTGAGTTCGAGGGTTTGACTTCCTCCCGGTCCATCTCCATCTTCACCAACAAAATCACCAAATACCCCGCCAAGTCCAAAAAGGAATCCTCCCCCAACGCCGACGCCTGTCCCATTTTGATCCGGGCCAGCTTGTCGTCCATGCGGCAGAAAATCCTCTCTATCGTCGGAAGTTTCGAGAACACCCCCGTTCTCTCCTCGAACGCCGAATTCCCATATGCCCTGTTCTTCTGCACCAGAAGCTCCCCCAACTCCGCGCACTTCCGCTTCAACCTCTCCTGCATTTCGGTCAACTCAACTGTCTCTGTGTGTTCGAGTGTCATGATCGGACTCCTTGTTTCCGTTGGATTTTGAATTTGACTTTTTTCTCGATGAATCCTTCTGTAATCTGCGGGTAGATCTCTCCCCCCACAATATATTCCGCCAACTTCTCCCCCACACGCCACGCACTCACCTTGTCGTCGGGACTCTTCTCCACCAACCGAAGTAAGTTCATGTCCTGCAACACAGGGAATATCGTCGACTGAGGAAGACGGCTCTGGAGCACGATGTCTTTGGTTTTGACATAGCCCCGCTTCGGGCCCTCCCCCATTTTCCAAATCGTCCGCACAATCTCCTCGGGTCGGTCCGGCACGGTGTCCAACGCCGCCCGAAGTACGAGACGATAGATCTCGGGATCGTCAATTGTTTTCTTGTCCAGAAACAGCGCAATCCCCATCCCGAGTTTCGTGAGTTGTTTCGCCAGACGTGTGCCGACTTCTGAAGAAGGCTTGTAGAGAACCGTCCCCCGGTACTTGTCCCGCTCCACCACCCCTCTCAACCGCGCCGCAAATCGCGCCAAATCCCCCATCCTCTTCTCCCACCATTCCCCAAACTCCACCCTCCCTCCCCCCTCCTCAATTCGCTTCTTTGCTCTCTCGAGTCCGCCCGTGTCCAACCATCGGTTCGCCAACTCCTGAAGCCCCGCCCGCATTCCGCTTTCCTTCCCGAGGTTCCCCATTGCTCTCCAAATTTTCGGCAACTCAGAAACCTGGTCCCAGTTCCCCGTGAGGCGGAACTTCAAGAACCTCTCTCCCAGCGACGAGTGCATGATGTTGAAGGTCTCGATGACAGGCGTCACCCCCGCCAGAATTCCGAAGTGCACATTGTACGACCGGCGGATTCCGGTGCCATAGTACTTTTCGGTAGACCCGTCGTACACATCCCGCAGAACCCCAAAGATCTCGTCGCGGGCCATTTGGTTGAGCGTCAACAGTGTGGTGAAATCCTTGACGATGAGGATCCGCCCGTCCAACTTCGGCAACAAAGACGGATCTTTCCCCTCCGCTCCCCAACCCATCCCTGAGATCAAAGTATGCGGAGTCAAAGACGACACCGCTACAGTGAGCTTATTGTCCGCCAAAGACATCAAGAGTTCGCTCTTCGAACCCCCCGGCGGTGCCACCAAGAAAAGCCACACCGGATCCCCCGCTATCAAGTTCGACAGAACCGCACCATACATAACAGTGATGGCGTCGAGGTTGGGCATGTGGAGCCAGGTTTTGTACCCTTCGATGAGTCCCTTGAGGTCGATCGGCTCCAGGGGCTTTTGGTTCACTCGCGGCACAACCTTCCCCTTCGCCGTCTCCGCGCTCTCCACCCCTCTCGTCATTTTTCCATCGACCATCACCCCCGGCGGTTCTGACTTGAAGCACTTTTGGAGTTCGTCAAACGCAATCTGCGCATTCTTCTCCAACCGCACCACCGGCTTCAGCGCGTCCCGAATGTCAAACCCCGACGGAAGATTGTCCGGCCACCAAATGTACTGCAAGGACCGAACCGTCCCGGTCAACTTTTCGCGGGCTTTGAGAGCTCCCTGCTGTCCGGCGACGTCATTGTCGTAGAGCGCAATAACGTCCTTCCCCTCGAAGAAGGGAACCCAATTGTCCTTGAAGGTGCTGGCTCCGGGGACGCCCACACAGACCCCCTTCTCTTTAATATTCCCCAACAGCCACCTCATTGACATCGTGTCCCATTCTCCCTCGCAGAGATAGACTGGGCCGGTGTCCCCTGCCGGCATTCGGGCCAGTTCCTGGAGATTGAAAAGACCCATATGGGCTCCGGCGGTTGAGAGAAGTTTACCGCCGGGGCGATAGGTACGGATGTTGATGACTTTGCCTTTGGAGTTGGCAATGGGGAGGAGGTATTGATCGTTGACAAAGCCGATGTGCCAGCCTTTCAACGCCGCCCGATTCATCTGCCTGTCCTTCGCCAGAATCTTGAGCCGTCCGTGCGGGTCCGCGTCGTCCAAAGACAAACGCCCCACCACCCCGCTCAAGAACCCCTCGAAGTTTCCGCTCTCCCCGCACCTCTTGCAATCCCAGAGAAGGTTCTCCGTGTTCACATAGAAGTGCCCTTCCTTGGCACAGAAGGGGCAGTCCCCGATGGCTTGGTTCCCCATTCTCTTTTCCAACATCACTCCGAAGTTTCGGAAACCGCGAAGCTTGTCGCTATCGGAGGGCTTTTTTAATTCGTTTGATAGTTTTGGCATAGATATATCCTTTGGGGTGTCGTGAGACAATATTGAGTAATTTTTTGAAGAGCCGGATACGAATCTCAATCCAAATGTAAAGTTGGGCGATTTCTTCGGATGACAATTCGCGGGCGTTTCGGTACCTCCGTTGGATGCCGGTGGAGCGACAGATTTTTCGGATGGTCTCCTGTTTGAGGAGAGGCGTGTTCATTTTTGATTGCATGCTTTAACCCCCAGATGTCGAACTTCTCTTCTTTTTTGTCCCAGGAATCCTTCGTCCTCGCGATCTCCACGGGGAGCTTTTTGATGCCGAGCATCCCTTGGTGATCTTCCATGATCTCGCGGATTCTCTGGAGAAAACCCGGATCGAAGTCACGGTCGTTGAGCTCGAGGACGAGTTCGTCGTGGATGGTGAGGACGAGGTGGGCGTCGACGTCGTGTTCGCGGTTGAGGTATCTTTGAACGTTGAACATGGCTTCCTTCATGACATCGGCTCCGGTGCCTTGGACGTAGTAGTTTGTGGCTTTGTACCCGAACCCTCGGTCCACAAATATCTTCCTCCCCCAGGCTGTCTTCACATAGCCGTCCAATTCTACCCGTCGGTTCATTTCCTCCATGAAGGGTTTGATGCGGGTGTAGTGGGTGTGGTAACGGTCGAGGATGCCGCTGGCTTCTTGATTTGAAACCTTCAGGAACCTCGCACAGCTCTTTATCCCCATCCCGTAAAGAATTCCGAACAAGAGCATCTTCGCCTTGCCTCGGGCGGTCTTCAACCCCTGGGCGGCTTCGCGGGCCACTGTCCCCTTCCCCCAAACAAAATCGGCGGCTTCGCCGTGGGGGTCGAGCCCTGCGTAGAGGGCTTTGAGGAGCTTTTCTTCCTTGGCTCCGTCCGCGAAGATCCAGACTTCTTCGGCCGAATAGTCGTAGTGCCACCAGGTGTACCCTGGACGGGGTCCGAAGGGGCTCCTCGCCTGAATGGGGTAGGGGCTTCGGGAGGTGATGGCGTTGGGGGCGTTTTGGAGGTTGGGGTTCCGGCAGGAGAAGCGGCCAGTGGCGGGGCCGACTTGGTTGAATTCGGGGTGGAGGATGTGGATGCCGTTTTCGGGGACGGACAAGTCGAGGTATTTCTGGAAGAAGTTGTTGACGGCGTCGGAAGCGGAGTTGTACTGTTGGAGAACACGAACCGTCGGGTGGTCCATCTCCAGAAGCGCGTTGATGTTGGTGGAGGGTCGGCCGGTGTCGGTGTAGTGTTGGACGGGCATTTTGAGCTTGCCGTAGACAAAGTCCGAGACCTGACTCGGGGAGGCGGGGTTGAACTCCGGCCCCACTTTCTTCCTCAAAAGAGTCAGACAGTTCTCGGCTTTCTCGCGGTGCTCTTTGAGCTCCCGCTCCGCCACCTTCCGCCTCAAGCTCACCCCTCTCGCTTCCATCCTCATCGTGATGCTTTGTAGCTTCAGCTCCCGGCGGTAGAACTGCATGCAGACCGGATCGGCTTCGAGTTCTTCTTTGAGCACCTTCCAAAGCAGAATCGTCCTCTCCGCGTCTCCCACCCCGTAAGCGTCCAAGAACTTGTCCTCCGCCAACCACATGTCCGCCTTTACCGGCTTCGGACCGTCCCGTCCCTCAATTGCAATATTCCAGCCTTTCTTCTTCGCGATCCGCCTTTGTCGGGCGACCTCCGCGTCAAGAGCTTTCTCGTCTTCGTCGGGGAACCCCAAGTACTTCTTCGCCAGAGGTTTGAGCGCGTGGGTGAGCTCGTTGGTACGAAGGGTGTGGGCGGCGAAGTAGGTGTCCTCCACAAGCCCTCGCACCTTGATCCCTACGCTCTCCAACATACGGATGTCGAACTTGGAGTTGTGGAAGACCTTGAACCGCTTCATGTCCCAAAAGAACGCCTTCATCTCTTCGAGACTTTTCTTCTCCGGGATGGGTTGGCGGGTGAGGGGGTCAACCTTCCAACGGAAATGCTCGGTCTCCCCGATCTCGTTGCAGAAGGAGAAGTAGAACGGTTTTGCACCAAGCCAGACATGGAGTCCGGTGGTTTCGGTGTCACAAGCGATGTAACGCCCGGAGGGGATCATTTCTCGATTCGCTTCCCGGTGAAGGGATTGCGTCCCCAAAGGTTCCGATATTCCAGAGCCGCTTTGTCGAACCGCACCATCTGCATCTCGGGGTATTTCGCCCCGTCCATGAACTTGCGGCGGTTCTCCTCGTCCGCTTCACAACCGATGTAGAGCGTGCAGGGCGGAAGTGGGTCTTCTCCAGAGAGACGCCGTTCGTTGTCCAGCTTGAAAATACAGCCGGTGAACTTGTCCCCTTTGACACAGGGCGGGTTGATGAGGTTGCGGAAGTAGGGGTGGACCTTCTCCGCCAATTCGTCCACCATTCCTCGAATGATTGGCTCCCAAAGACCAAGCTGGAGAATCTGACAGCCGCGCTTGCCGATGATGTGTTGGAGGGAGGTGAGGTTGAGAGCCCAGCTAATGGTGTGGGTAGCCCCGAGAGGGATAACCTCGCGGGCTTCTTCGTTCTTCACTCCCGCTTGGACAAGACGATTGTAGGCGTCCTGCGCCCCGCGCATGACTTGTTTGAATTCCTGTTCTTGTTCGGGGGTGAGGCCTTCGGGGGTGCGGTAACGGCCCTCGTCGGCGAACTTGCCCATGTCGAGAATTCGCATGCTTTGGGACCACCACGTGCTGTCCGCTAGGTCCGGCGCAATGTCGATCCCGAGGCGTTCGCCCACCTTCACCCCAATCCGATGCCGGACCATTTGTTCTCTGAAAGAGATGGAGACATTCTCCAAGACAAAAACGAATTGGATGTTCTCCGCCACAGGAATTTTGGAGTCAATGACTTTCTGGAAGACTTCGAAGACTCGAGGGCTCTTCTTCTCCAGAATGTCGGCTTGAATGTCTTCGAGAGGGCGGTTCCCTCGGGAAGATTCCCAGATTTGGTAGATGGTTCCGACGGGATCGTTGGTCCAGCTTATCAGATTGACTTTGGGTTTCATCGATGGGCTCCTGTTTGTGAGTAGAGATTGATGACCATGGTGGTAGCGTTGAGGGGGAGTTGCCCGAGAAAGGCGTAGGACTCCCGATCTTCGGTGAACTGCCGGGCGTATTCGTTGAGCTGGTGGACGTTCTCGGTGACGAGCCGGTTCCCGGACATGACCTCCTGGTGTAC